GAAGAGGTGATTCAGCAGTCATATCACCAACAAAACAATAAACTTTTGTATCAATCTTTTTTCTTTTCATTGCCATTGCTGCACCAACTGCGATTGGTATGTTACCACCAACGATTGCTGATGAGTAGATATTGAACTCTGGATAGCATAGTGAGATTGATTTACCTTCTAGTATATCTTTTTCTAATTGTTCTGGTGGCACACCCTTCAACAAACATTGATAGTGTGAACGCCATGAACAGAACACCCAATCTTTTGAACGAATATCTTTAAAGATTTTAATCAGTTCGTTTTCATTACCATAGTAAAGATGAATTGGCGCACGAATACGAGCATTGTTGAAATGCTCCGCCATCTTCTCTTCAAATGCTATAAGTTCTTCTTTAGTCACCTAGTATCTTCCTCTTCAATCTGATCTTTGACATGTCTTCAATATTTTTTCTAGATTGTAAACCAAACTTATTTTCTACAAGATTCAAAAATGGTTCATGTGAAAAGTATTTGTGCCAAGCATCATCACGAAACTTCAACACTTCTGCACCACTCAATGCCTTTGTACGCAATGGTTTACAATCGTAAGATAGAAACGCAAACTCTTCGAATGTCTCTGGTAATTCCCAACCATTATTGACTGCTTCCATGTACAATGGGCTACCAGGCAATGCCATTGCTGCATAGAAGTTTGCGTGTTCACAATTCAATTCTAATGCAAGGTCTAATGTTTCTTGCATTGTTTCCATTGTATCTTCTGGAAAACCAAACATGTAATTGCCCAGCACATTGATACCAGCGTCTTTGATATCTTGTACAACTTCACGAATGTCAACTTGTTTGAAGCGACCTTTATCAATCTCTAAACGAACTTGTGGGTTGCCTGCTTCAATACCAAGTGCAAGCCAATTCACACCTGCTTTCTTGAACAACTCTAACTGATCTTTACGAACTGAATCAACACGTGCATAAGCCCAAAAGTTAAATTTCATACCACGATCAACAAGACCCTGAAGAATTGGTATATAATATTTCTTATTGAGAAAGAACATCTCATCAGTCAATCTTACTGTACGTACACCTCTATCCCAAAGATACTCAAACTCTTTGAGCATCAACTCAGGTGACCAGAAACGCATACCACGTGAGTCTGCTGATACAATGCCTTGTTCGTATGATGTACGATTTACAATGTTGATCATACAGAAGTTACAACCAAAAGAACAACCAAGTGATGTAGAGATTGCTGCGAATGGTGTACGACCCTCATCAAGAAAGTTTGAGTGCCAATAGTGGGCACGATATTTGTTGAAGCCACCTGGCAATAAATCCCATGCATAGCCAGGCATCACACGATCCATGTCTTCTGTCTTTACAATTTCACCCGGCGCACCTGTTGCAGCAAAGCCATGCTTCTTATAAACAAGACCACGAACTTTATCTAAGTCATCTTTATAATTTGTTTGAAGTAAGTCTAACAAACCATATACACCCTCATTGATGAATACAAAATCGACATAGGGCAAACCAATCACATCATATGGTAATGCTGATGCATGAGAACCAATGAATACAATTTTGATTGAGGGTCGAATGAGTTTGAGTTGTCTTGCTAGTCTTGACGCACCAATCATCATCGTGGTGCCTGAGTTTGGATTTTGTCCGTAGAGAACAAACACTGCTATGTCAGTATTTGTAGCAGAGATACGATGAGCCGAATGCTCTAGGTCTGGTGATGGGTCTGCATCAAAATCTAAAATGCATGGGTCATGACCTTCAACACGAACAGCATTTGCCAAGAGTAATGCCCATGTTGGGGGTTCAATAGCAGAATACTTATCAGCAAGTGCTTGATATGCTTGAGCAGCACTACTTGGTATAACAAATGTCACCACTTTTGACATAACAAAAATTCCTATTAATGAAGTTTTTTATTCTTCGCTTCGTGTATGCTTTGAATAACTTCTTCTATGATTTGATGTTGCACATCTTCTTCTTGCTCTTGTTCTTCTAAGAGATTATCAATCATCTTATCTGAATCTACCATCTCTTCAATTGTTCGCTCAACAAGTTTGTCATAGTATCGTATCATTGATTCTTTAGGCTCTACAACAGTCACGATGTCTGAGTAATAAATCATCGCAGAGTTTTCTTTGATCAACTCTACTGGTAACCATGGCATCATCATCATGACCGTTTGACCTGTAGGCAAACGACGAAAGACAATACGCATAGGATCGTTGATTTGTATTTGATCAGAATTCTCTTCTTCAAACATAGAAGCCATGATATCTTCACCAGATTGCATTCTTATAAGTTTGACGTTATGCATTCTTGACCTCTATATTGTAAAACTTGTACTTAAACTTTTCTTCATCGTATATCCTAACACGTTCTTGCAAGTGTTGCAAGGTATAGTTTACATGTTTACCTATACGAAAATCATCGGCTATGTCATAAAGAACTGCTTCACTTTTGTTATCACCTATTCTTAGACCTCTACCAATTGATTGTAGATTTCTAACCCTTGACTTAGACGGTGATGCAAAGATGACATTATGTAGATTGCGAATGTTGATACCCGTACTAAAGGTACCGTATGATGCCACGATAATGGCATTGTTTTGCTTTTCGGTAATAGCACGAACTTGTTCACGGACATCAACGTCTGTGCCACCATAAACAAAAAACACATGACGATTGGTGGCCTTTTCTTCAATCATCTTGTGTAGATGTTTACCATGCTTCTCTACTAGATTGAATAGTATAAGTGAGTTGCCTTCAAGTGACAATGCAAGATTACGAATGAATTCATTTCTTGCGGTACTTCTTACTATGTAGTCTATTTCAGATTGATAATCCCAACCTCTAGATAGTTTACACACCTCTTCAGAATATTTCAAGACCAGACACTTAATACGGAAGTCTGCCAGTTGTTTATTCTCAATCAGTTTAGCGGTAGTGGTAGACTGATACACCGGACCGAATAAACCCTCAAGCACCAACTTGTGAGTTTGTGTTCCATCAATTGTGCCTGTGCAACCAATACGATACTTGGCATTCTTCAGACCAGTCATGATTGTGGTCAATGACTTTGCTTTGAACTGATGTGCTTCGTCACCCAATACAAAATCAAACTGCTCAAAGTATTCTGGTGGATTCTTGTAGATAGATTGCCATGTGGTAATGGTTAGAAACTTATCTGTGTGTTTCTCTTTACCCGAATACTGTCGATGGGCATAGTTTGCGGCATCGTAGCCATATGATTCAAAATCAGAATACATTTGCTCAACAAGAGAAGTTGTAGGAACAATTAACAATCCTTTTCTGTAGTCTTTGTGTTGTAGATATCTTAGTATCAAGTATTGAATCAACGACTTACCCGAACCAGTCGGCGATAATAACAACATTCTTTTGTTTCTAATGGCAAATAAGAAGGCTTTGTATTGATACTCCCTTACACCTTCTGATATAATGCTTTTGTCCAAATAAAGTTGTTCTAGAAACTCATTAGCTTCCAGTGCAGAAAAACTCTCTGTATTGTTTACAGCAGCATCAACCTCAAGTTTGTAACCTCTTTCTTCACAGAACTTCTCAATGTAAGGTACAAGTCCATGGTAGATAGTGTATGTTCGTAGGTCAGCAAGTCTTATCTTGCCATCCCAAAGACGATTCTTGTACGCTGGCATGAATTGATAACCAGGTACAAAGAATGTAAAGTAGTCTGCAAGTTCTTGTGCGACACTTTTCTCACACGCAAACCTGATGAATGCTTCATTTTGTTTATATAATATTAAATCAAACACCTTGTATGAATTTTTCCCAGTCAATGAATGAACGAAGTTCCCATGTGCGGTTGTTCAATTCTTTTAATATTGCCTGACAGACCTCAACAATTTCTTCATGCAACAATTTCTTTGCAAGATACTTATTGATATCTTCATCTGCTTCTAAGTATGTATTGATCTCAGATTTGAGTGTGTAACGAAAAGGTTCCCAGCCACGTTTGGACAATTCATC